TACGTCTCGACTGCTCAAGGTCGAGTGTTATGGTCACCTTATTGGCCGGGTGCTGATGCTGTTGCTGGAACGGTTTACGCTACTGTTATACCAGTTTCGCCTGGTTCGGCACAGCGTTTCCTCGTTCAGACTGCCAACGCATCCACCACCGCTGTCGCTGTCGGTATAGCCTCAATAAACCTCAATGCCGACTTGGCAATGGGTACAGGCAGCACCACAACGGGCATCTCGGGTGCCTACCTGGACATTAATACGTACAACGTAACGGCAACCCTGCCATTCCGCATCATGGGCTTGTACCAAGGTGTTGGCGCTGGCTCGGACTCTGCATCCGCCTACAACTGGGTCGTCGTCCAGGCGAACATCACCCAGACCACAGGCCTGACAACTTAAGAAAGGATTTGATCAATGGCAGTATCGCTTAGTCAGATCAAGTCTGAACTTCTTCCAGGCTTGTTCGATGTGCGCGGCTCGTATGACATGATCCCACGTCAGTGGGATAAGGTCTTCACCACGCACAACTCAAATATGGCTGTTGAGCGCTCGACTCAGATGCGCTTCACCGGCTTGCCACAGCTCAAGAACGAAGGTGGCGCGACGGCATTCGATAACAGTGCCGGCGAACGCTTCACCTGGAACTTTGAGCACCAGGAAATAGCCCTAGGTTACGCGATCACTAGAAAGGCGATCGATGATAACTTGTACAAGGCTCAGTTCAACCCGACGAACCTCAAGCTGCAAGAAGCATTCGCGCAGTTCAAGGAAATCCAAGGTGCGAACATCCTGAACAATGCCACGACAGCAGCCACTGGTGTCGGCGGTGACGGTAAGGCGATGTGCGCAACCGATCATCCGTACGACGGCGGTACCTGGGCGAATACGTTCTCGGTCGCACTTGACCTGAACGAGTCTTCCTTGCTGCAGGGCATGATCAACACTCGTACTGGCTTCGTGAATGAAGCTGGTCTGAAGGTGCTTGCTCGTGCGCGTCGTCTGGTTGTTCCGCCGGCACTTGAACCGCAGGCCATCCGTCTAACGAAGACGGAACTGCGTCCTGGTACGGCGAACAATGATGTGAACGCCATCTTGACGACCTCAGGCGGTCTTCCAGAAGGCTACATCGTGCTCGACTTCTTGACGTCAGCTGTTGCGTGGTACCTAACCACGAATATCGAAGGTCTGATCCACATGTCTCGTATTCCGTACGAAATGGACATGCAGGTCGACTTCATCACGGACAATCTCCTGGTCAAAGGCTACGAACGTTACAGCTTCGGCTATAACGATCCGCGTGCGATCTGGGGATCGTTCCCATCGTCGTAACAAAGGAAGGAGGTACAAGCCATGACGCTTACTAACTTCCCCAATGGTGTCACCAGCTTCGGCATTCCGCAGCTTGGTGGTATTGGCGGTATCCCGCTGACAGGTACGTGGTTCTTCGTCGACCCAGCTCTTGGGCGTGACGCGAACGACGGTCTGTCTCCGGAGACACCGTTTGCGACGTTGTATCGAGCACACAGCAAGATGACCGCTGGTAAGAATGATGTGTGTGTCCTCATCGGTAATGGTGCATCAGGCGGCTCCGCTCGACTTTCCACTGCTTTGGCTCAGACAATTACGTCGACAGTCACAGCTGGAACATTGACCTGGAACAAAAATGCCTGCCATCTTATCGGTGTAGGAGCCCCAACACAAGTCGGTCAGAGGGCGCGCATTGCGCCCCCTACAGGTACCTATACTATGGCCACTTTTGGCTCGGGAAATTTTGTCGTTGTGTCAGCTCAAGGCTGCATCTTCGCCAATTTCTCGGTCTACAATGGCTTCTCGACCGGAGGTGTCAACCAGATCGCCTGGACTGATTCAGGCGGTCGTAACTACTACTACAACGTCCACATCGGCGGCATGGGCGACGCTGCCTCGGCTGCGGACGCTGGCTCACGATCGCTCCTGATCACTGGCACAACTGGTGAAAACACATTCGTCAATTGTGTCATTGGTCTTGATTCAGTCCAACGGACAGCTGCAAATGCATCGTTGGAGTTTGCAGGCATAACGCCTCGTAACTCCTTCCTTGGTTGCACTTTTCCGTTCTACACGAACGGAGCCACCATTCTGGGAATCATTGGTACGGGTGCTCAGTTCATGGACAGATGGGCGAAGTTCGATCGTTGCATGTTCATCAACACTATCAATAACTTCTCGACTATTATGTCTGGTCTCTCAACTCTTGCTGCCTCTGCTGGTGGTCTTCTCCTTATGAAGGATTCCACTATGGTTGGCATTACAGAGTGGGGAACAGACGCGACGTCGCGTGGTCAGATATATGTTGAGGGCAGCACAACGACTGCTGCAACGACTGGCATTGCTGTTGTTCCGACCTAATAGGAGTGTCACATGAGTAACAAGAAGAAGGTCGTGAAAGTTGAGGGCAAGGGCAGTCTGCCCAATCTCAGCAAACCACATCGTGCCTCAGGCGATACTCCTTTCTCGTCTGCTCGCAAACCTTCTAAATAACCCTGCCTCTTCCTCCCAGCGGCTTTGGCCGTTGGGAGGAAGAACAAAGAGGACTAGCAAATGCTGCCAATTTCAGTGACTGTTCAGCTTTCAACACCGGGTGCTAACGTCATCTCAACGACGCAGACGCCAGGTGCTGCCGGCAATTTGACAATAACAGGCGCAGCAGCCACTGCTGGTGTTGCGACCCTCACGACTGGCCCAGCCGCTCGACAGGTGCTCGTCACCACTGCGGCGGATGAATCGGGCAAGACTCTGACGATTTATGGTACTGACGCCAATGGCCAAGCAATTTCTGAACAGATGACTGGTCCGTCCGGAACGACCGGTGTCACCACTCAATACTTCAAGACTGTGACGCGTGTCGCGGTCAGCGCGGCCTTCACAGGCGCTGTGACGGTCGGCACCAATGGTGCCGGCGGAAGCCGCCCAATATCCCTGGACCAGTGGGCATCGGGCTCAACTGCGATGCAGGTGGATGTTGATGGCACCGCGACTTTCACAATCAAGCAGACACTCGACGACATTTCCAGCATCGACCCTGAGATTGTCAATTGGGTTAATCACCCTGGCACGACCTTTGTCAATGGCACCGTCACCGCCCAGGGCAACTATGCTTATGCCCCAGCGTTTGTCATGTTGACGCTGACAGCCGGTACTGATCCTGTCACCCTCAGCATTCGGCAGAGCTTGTACTGATGTCCGGATTAATTATCAGCGATACAGGCTTAGAGTTTGGTCTGAACTTGCAGTGGCAACATCTGCTCGGTAGCGCCAACTTGTCTGGTCTCATCGATGCAGAAATCAGTATTATTCCGACGAACAAGATCCTTCACACAGCTGTCGCTGGCGATCTGATCGCGACTTTTTCTGTCACCAATGGCAACGGAACATACACCTACGCGATCACAGCTGATCCTGATGGCAAGTTTGTGCTCGACGTTGTGAACACTGCGCTTCTGAAAGTCAAGGTCGGGGCCACCTTCCTGCTGGGTGACACTCACTCTATAACGGTGGAAGCCGACAATGGGGTCGATGCTGTTACGTCCGCCACCTTCTCTCTTCTGGTTGTTGATACGTTGTCAACTGCCGGCGAGGCGATGGGATTGCTCTTGATCTTGACAAAAGCTACCTAACAGTAAGGTCTGATACCAATGGCTGATAATATTGCAATCACTGCCGGAGCCGGCACCAACGTCGCTGCCGACGACATAGGGAGCGTGTTCTATCAACGCGTCAAGCTCTCCCTCGGCGCGGACGGAGCAGCCGTGGACGCTGTGGCCGGAGCGGGCATCGTCAGCACGGGCGTTCAACGAATGACGCTGGCCTCAGACGACCCGGCTGTCGCCTCTCTGGGCATCATAGACGACTGGGACGAGACTGACCGAGCCAAGGTCAACATCATCGCAGGTCAGGTGGCGATAACCGCTGCCGCAGGCGCGGTCGCAGCCAATACACCCCGTGTGACGCTGGGTTCCGATGACCCGGCTGTGACCGCACTCCAGATCATGGACGACTGGGACGAGACCAACCGCGCAGCCGTCAACCTGATCGCAAGCCAGGCAGGCATAACAGCCGCCGCAGGCGCTGTCGCCGCCAATACACCGCGTGTAACGTTAGGCTCAGACGATCCGGCTGTAACAGCGCTCCAGATCATGGACGACTGGGACAGCACTGACAGTTGCAAGGTCGTGACACCCATCAGCATCACGACTGTGACGCTCTCACTCGACACCAACGCTTATGCCGATGGCGACGTGTTGGCGGCCACGCAGATTGTCACCAATTGCTTCCGCATCGTTAATGGCTTCGGTGTCATTGATAGCATCACAGTGCTCGACGAAGACGACCAGGGCATCGGCTTTGATTTGGTGTTCTTTGACGCTAACACTGCATTGGGAACTGAAAACTCTGCTCCTGACATCAGTGACGCTAACGCTCGTACCATTCTTGGTTGGGTCCGTGTCTCAGCGGCAGACTTTATTGATCTAGGTGGGTCACGCCTCGCCACGTTGACGGGCCTCTCACTGGCCGTCAAGTCTGTCGTCGATACCGATGACATGTACGTCGCAGCGATCTCACGAGGTGCCGGCACGTACAGTGCCACAGGCATTCAGCTGCGTATTGGCATCAGCCAGAGCTAACGGGGGCGAGCATGAGCAGCTTACGATCACGCCGCCGCGCACGAGTTGTCCAGCCGCAGACGGTGCGCCGTCATGGGTGCACGCTCACCGGCGCGCAGAAGTTGGCTAAGAACGACCGCAACGCGCTGGTTCTCGACTTTACAGATCAAAGCATTCTGGTCCGTGATGGAACGACGGCGGCCAACCGGGTCAACTCGTTTGGTCTAACGGACGGCAACGGCGTGCTGCGCGGGGCGACAGCCTTGCTGACGTATACAAGCCCCAGCTTGAAAATGGTTATGGGGCCAAGTGGGACGTTGAGGTTTGGGGCGCAGAACCTATGCACTTATAGCGAAACGCTAGATGGAGCGAACTGGGCTTCCCCATCGTCGACAGCAACCGCAGCAGTCGCAGGTGTCGCGCCTCCTAGCGGCGCGACTATCGTTTATAAAATTTCAGCAACGGCGACAACAAATTATCATGCTTGGCGCAATTCCACGACTGTTGCGACGCTCGGGACCGTTCGTTATTCGCTCGCAGTCAAAGCTGCGGGATATTCCAAAGTTGGCCTGCGGGAAGATTTTGTGGCTGGCAGTTACGCGTCCTTCAATCTATCAGGAGCCGGGTCTGTTATAGACTTGTCAGTCCCCGCCGCGTCTATAATCGCTCTGGGAGATGATTGGTACACCATCACAATTGACGTGGTAGGGATTTCCGGGCAAGGCATTGCCCTCTACTTGTTGCAAGACTCATATGTGAGTGGCTCACCGGATGGTAACTCATACTTGGGGGACATCGCGAAGGGTGTTTATGTAACCAAGGTTCATTACCGCCGCACGCCCTCTGACTCCACCTACCTGTCAACCACGACAGCC